GGCAAACGCAGGAACGAGCACCGTGTTCTACTATCCGCGTGCGTTGATCAATGCAGTTGCAGACGGCGCGGAAGCGGCAAGTCCAAGTGAATTCATCCCGATCAAGGACGAGAAAATCCAAGTCGTGATTGCCAATGGAGGCGATACGAAAACTGGCTCGATCGAGGTAATCTTGATCAACAATCCACCGTACTAACGTTTTCCTAAATTTAACATCAACCGTTTCAGGAGCTAATTATGCCAGGCGGCAGCGCACACAGAATTTTGAACACGATCAAGGATGCGGATCATGTGTTACCAGATCCAGGTGCAGGAAAGCGGATTTCAACGCTTGAAGACTTGCAAATCTGCGAACTGGTCACAGTTGCGGCAGAGTCGCGAACACTCGACAATCCAACGAAAGCCGGGAATCGGCTCACGCTGAGAATGAAAACTGATGGAGGCGATTGTACTGTCACCGCTTCTAACGGCTTCAATGTTGCTGGAAACACAACGGCAGTTTTTGCCGATGTTGGTGACTTACTGGAGCTTGTTTCGGTATCTCACACAACTGGATTCCGTTGGGAGATACTAACGAATACGGGCAGCACCGCATTATCGTAGTGTCACGTCCGTAGTCAATGCCCGCTCTACAGTCCATCCGTACCGTGTTAGTCGTTGATGCAGTATGGAATATTTGATTCCAACGTCGGATGCCCAAGCGGCAAGACATTGAGTTTTGCCGCGAAAGGTGATGATATGATTTTGGCTTGTGTTGCGAGCCTGCTGACTGCGAGTAGCCCAGTAGCAGTTGTCTTTGAAATACCCAAGACTGCCATCGCGTCTTTCGATGCTATGCAGTGCAGTAGGCGGTTCGCCCATGTCTGCGTAGAAGTTCTCAAAAGACAACCATCGCTCGCACACCGTAATGCCTTTGGCTCCGTAGTGCTCGTATCCAACATGATTGGGATCGCTGCATCTTTGAATCATGCCACACCATCGCCCGAAGATCGGCAAATGCGAGAGTCCGTGCGTGGTAGCAGATTCTCGAAGTCGTTGGGCTTTGTGGCATCCGCAGCTAACGATGTAACCTTTTCGCAAGTCAGCGCCACGATGAACGGTCTCGCGTCCACATTCGCAATGACAAAGCCAGTATGCTCCAAGCTTGGGGCGTATTGTGGAAAATGCCAGAACGGTCAGCTTGCCAAAGGGTTTCCCCGTAAGGTCTTTGACGCTCTTTGGAATGGAGTTAGAATTGCTTTCAGCCATGAGATTGTTCCTCTAAAACAAATTGTGGTTAGAACAGCCATGACGCTACAACGTCCTGGCTGCTCGCATTTTAGCTCTCTATTGCTTAGGGGGCAACGCTAATGCCGACAAAAGAGCTAGTCTGGCCCGCAGGAGTAGGCAGGGGTCTTTCATTCCGACAAGAGACTGGGAAACGGGATCGATATACAGCGCCGTGGGCACTGAACGTTAGAACCGAGGACTTCCAATCACGCTTGCGTGGTGGCTCCTGGACTCCACCTGCTTCAACAACGACTGTAGGAGTAGTGCATAGCGGAGGCTACGTCGTTGCAGCACCAGGGGCGAGTGCTCCAGGTGTGAGCAGCAACGCGGACTGCATTTACCGAGATAGATTCGTGCGCCCTGTTAGCCAAGCGATCTTCGCAAGTCGTCAGGGTGATTACACCGATTGGTCATTCAGCTCTGACCTAAGTGATGTAGGCCGTCCATTTGTGATGCAATTGTCGGAGGCTGGGGAACTCGGCGGAAACGTGGTAGCCTTAATCCCTCACAAAGATGCGTATATGCTGGCGGCGACCAGTAGTTCATTGTGGGTGGTTCGAGGCGATCCAGTAGCCGATGGTGGACTTCAAAACATATCGCGTGATGTGGGAATGGTCGGTCCGAGAGCTTGGTGTCGCGACCACCTTGACCGATATTACTTTTTGTCTTCGCATGGAGTCTATACGGTTGGCCCTGATGGATCATCTTTGCAAGCCTTATCTGAGGATGTTATTCCACAAGAGCTAACAGGGGTCGCGGACGCAGACACTGTGCTTGAGTACGACCATGCTAAACGATCCGTTCGCATTTACATTCCTTCTGCCGCTGTCTCGTGGCTATTCGAAACAGAGCAGAATGCATTTTATCCGTTCAGGGTTGGCTATTCAGGTTCGCACGTTGCGATCGGTCCACTACGGATGAATGACGGCGAGACCTATGGGCGACTGTTGAGGATGCACGGAATAACGGCTGCCAGTAGTGCCAATGTTACATGGCGCGTGCTGGTCGGAGAAACTGCGGAGGAGGTCAGTGCCAACGCAAAGACTGCGATCGAGACGTTGGTAGCTGGCGGTTCTCCAACGAACGTCCATAGCAGCGGCACATGGACGGCTGGAGTCAATCATCGATCGTACCCTCGCGCCAGGGGTTTGTTCATGATCCTGCTATTATCGTCTGCCGGTACGTGGGGTTGGGAAGGTGCGGTAGGCGTCACGGAACCAAGTGGAGGATGGAGATAAGAAATGCCGGATCAAGAAATTCCAATAGTTCCAGAGCAAAGCCCAGGTCAGAGTACGATCGACCTGCCGCGTGTCATAAACCCGTATCTTGGGCTTTGGTGGGCTACGCAGACCGTTACCAATGTTCCTGAGAACGTGATGGGGTGGTTGATTGCTCAGGGATACCAAGTCACTGGAATCACTCAGGACAACTCAACGGTTCCACCGACGAACTATTTCGCATTGACCAAGGAAGGAATGCAACCTGTTCAGGTATTGCTAAGCCTTTGCAATAGTTACACGATCGCAGCGAACGAAGCGAGGGACGCCAATGAGCTTCGGTACAACGAGATTGTTACCAACTGGACTCAGATGATCGACACGTCGCACGATCATTTCAATGCTCAGACTGAAGAACAGAATGCCCAGGCGGGCGTGTTCCTGACTGACCTCGACAGTTACATGACAGCGATAGACACGCTGATTGATGATAACCAAACGCAACTCGGTCTGGACGCTGCCGAAGCCAAAACGGCTTTAGTGGTTATGGATTCTCGCCTCGAAGAGCTCGAAGAAAACACAGCTAACAGTGCTGTCACAATCAACGAGCTATTGACAGATCAAGAGACGAATCTAAGCGGGTACATTTCTGACTACGATGCTCGACTTGCAGAAATGCAGCAAAATGTCGTCGATCATTTAACTACAGTCCTAGATGAAGTCAGTTCGCTAGGAAATGTGTTAAGCGATCACATTTCTGGCTATACGAATCAGTTCGATCTTCTGTTGGCGAACTACAATTTCCACGTAGCGGACATTGACGGATTGATGGCAAACGTAGCCACCAACGTCACTTCATACGTAAACGATGTTGCGGCGATTCTCACCGCGCTCGATTCTGACTACCAAGCTGTAGAAACTGACTTGGGAGCGATTCGGACGAGTGCTGGTACGCTAGTGAGTAATCACGTAACAGACTACGAGGCTGTACTAGCGCTACTGATCACCGATTTCGATTCCAACGCGTCGGCAACCAGAGCGATAACGAGTTCCATTGATGGCGACTACTTGGCTCACAGCGTTACTGCTACTGGATTCTTGGATGGTCTGGGAGCGACTGATTTAGCGAGAATAAACGAGGAATTCGCGTCGAGGCTTTCGGTTCAACTGCAAGGTCTGACATCCAGAGGGCTATACACGTCAACTTTGGCAGCGGACATCACCGAGCGCAATCATCGCGATCGAGACGAACAGATTCAGTTGCTCAACGATCGATTGATGCGTGAAAAGCTGGACAACCAGCATAGGCTGTACGACCAACAACGAAATACACGCACTCAGAAACTCGACAATGAGCATAGGCTGTACGATCAGCGGCTAGGAGTGCGAACCAGAACACTGGACGGAAAGAGTCAATTACATTCGGTTCGGCAAGAGGTGTTGCGGTATCAAGCAACGCTCATTAGCGGCGTCTACTCAATGCTTCAGGAAACAAGGAATCGCGTGTTGTCTGGGAAGCAAGCGATTTTCTCAGCAAAAGATGCGAGTGAACGACTAGGGTTAGAGGTACAAACTCGACTTTACTCCGAATTGCAGGATGTTCGGCAGAGAATCATCGAGTCGGCTGACCGGATTTACCAATTGCGTGATATTTACGCGAAGTGGGAAAATTCTGAGACGCATCGGACGTATGAGCAGTTGCAGCAAATTAGGCAGCAATTCATAGAGGCTGTAGAGCGACAGCACGCCGCCAAGCAAACCGTTACCAGAACAGAGATCTCGCAACGCGATATACTCTTGCAGCAGCTCCAAGCTGCATTGACCGGCGTTTTAGGAGGCAAGGAACGATTCTCGAATCTCCTGATGCAAAATGCCAACATGCTTTCGGAGCACAGACACAGAGCAGTCGTAGAGCGAATGAACACTGCGGCTCAACGACTTGAAGGCTGGAAGTCTGTCGCCGCCGAAAACCGCCAGTTGATGGCATACCAGCTAGACAAACGTAACGACCTGTTAATAGGATTGTATTCGTTCGTCGAACGTCGCGAAGACATCAGTCCAGAATGGAAGGACATGGCTTCGATGATTGCTGGGCTATCGGATAGTGGTGGGGGGTGGTTGACGCCCTAGGTGATTGTGTCCGCTGGATTCAGCCTTAGATTAACTGACTTTTACTCAACTTCAAAGGACAAGCATTATGGCTGGTAACCCAACTCAAATTCCAGGCGATCTCGTTGTTGCTGGAGACTTCCGTCTCAATGGATCAATTACTCCGAAAAAAGCCAAATCCGAATTTCTTGCATTGGCAGAACTGCAAGCGTTTCCAATTCCACTTACCGACTTTCGGGTGTGGGACGCAATGCAAACATTGTTGCCAGGAACGCCCTCGGCGGACGATCTTGGTCTAGTTGGAGGGACGTTCGGAACAGGAACGCCTTCAATCCGATCGGAAGATCTCAAGACCCTTGGAGCGACTAACAAGCGTGCTCGGGTATTGGTCCAGATTCCATGGGAGTACCAAGCTGGCGAAAGCATTACCCTACGCTTCCGAGCTGGGATGATCACAACCATTGCCGGAACATCAGCGACATTGGATTGCGAAGCGTACTTGCTCCAGGATGACCCTGACGATGCGATTGGCTCTGATCTTGTCAGCACTGCAGCAACGAACATGAACAGTACTACGTTTGCTGACATCGATTTCGTGATAACTCCGACGACTCTGTCGCCAGGGGATATTCTGGACGTTCGCATCACCGCTGCAGTCAATGACGGTGCAGGCGCTACAGCCGTAATCGCAGGCATCACAAGCGCCAAGTTGCTGGTCGACGTTCGCTAGGAATAGCAATGTTCAGAAAACGTCGTCGCCCAACTCCGGGCTACAAGATTCCTCCACCGTTCAACCCCATCCAAGGTGAGAATGCCAATCTTCGCCAGGATGG